CTCCTTAAATGCGCTAAAGCCGGCCCGGAAGGTTCCACCTCCAGCCGCTGTTATTCCACCAGACACCACAGCCAGAATAGTGTAAAGCGCGATGAGTGTGATAAGCTTTCCGATGATGGCTTGGAAGGCGCGGTTGAAGCTGTCCTTAAATGCGTCAAAGAAATTGATGCTTTGCTGACGACTCTGAATGAATGCCTGACCCAAGGTGTCTGCAAACTCGTATGCCACCCGAGACACACCCTCAAGACCCTCCCTGATAAAGATGAGCTTGTCGGCCAGCTTGTCGATGGCCTTGGTAGATTCGTCTACTGGGTCTGAGAAGTCTTCAAAGAGGTCTTCGTTAGGTTCAAAGCGCTCTAACTGATTCGCAAACTCTTGAGCCGTCTTGATGCCTTTGCCGCTGAGAAGCGCCACCAGCTGCTGCGCTGCCGTAAGCTCATCGAACATGAAGTTCTGACCGAAGACGGTTGGCACCTCAGTTGACTGCACCAGCTTGAGCTGTTCGCGACGCAACTGGTCAGTGACCTCAGCCAACGCACGTAGCTCATCAGCTTGCTTCTTGTAGGCGTCATTCTGTTCGCGCAGCAGTTCAAGGCCGTCTTCTTTCGCTTCGATACGCTTCTTCTCTTCAAGGAGAGCGACTTGCCTATTTAACGCAGCAGTCTCAATCTTCAGCTCATCGACATAGCTCGCATGCTTCTGGTAGAACTCACCCTGCTCCCTGCCTGACTCAGCGAGTCTAGCCATGATGCCCTCAGACTCTGCAATCTTTCCATTGTAGAAGGTGAGAAGGTTATTGGCGTCTTCTAGGTTGTCTACACCCGTAAAGTCCTCAAGGTCTTCAAGGGTGAATGATGGACGGCGACGCTCGTCATCAATGCGGTCGCGAGCCTCTTTAATCCTGTTCGCTCTTTCCTCAGCACGCTTAGCTGCCTTCTCCTCTGCATTCTCTGGAAGATCTCCAAAGCTAAACCCAGCTATCTCGCCTCCGAGTGTCAGCTTAACGATAGCACCCATCGCCTCAGCCAATGCCACAGCCAGACCCACGGCAGGACCAAGGCCGCGAGCGAAAGTAGCTGATGCACCAGCGTTCTTGACGAGAGCTTTAGAGAAGCCGCCACTAATCTTTTTGATACGGCCCAGCGTAATACCGATGAAGCCCAGAACCTGCGAAGCACCTGCGAGACCCACGGCGCCCGCCAGAATGCTCATGATGTTCTGAAGCTTCTTCTCGTCCATCGCCTCCAGAGACCGAGCAAAGCTTTCAAACGAGCCAGCAAGTGACTCCACAGTTGGAGCAAGGGCATCACCCAGCTCCTGACCGATAGCAGTGAATGCGTTCTTGAGCTTCTTCACTTGGAAGAAGAGCTTGCTCTCAAGCCCCTCATTCATCTCATCGACAGCGCCGCCAGCATTGCGAAGGGCATTCTCAAACGCCTTAATCTGTACGCCGTTGTCCTGGAAGATGGCACCGACAAGGGCCGCACGCTTGTTCAGAAGCTCCACCAAGTCGGCATAGGTCAGGCTCTGGTCGTTGAGCTTCTCAAGGCCGTCAGCTACATCAGGGAACTGCTTAGCCAGGTCGGAGAGCATAGAGCGCAACTTGGTACCACCAAGAGAGCCATCGACAGCGTTGTTGGCAAGAACGGCAAGCAAAGCCGTTGTCTCATAAAGGTCACGACCCGTGGCCCTGGCAGTAGGACCAACGTTCTTCATCGCCTCCCTGAACTTGTCCAAGTCGAGGGCAGACTCACGGAATGCCACAGCCATGACGTCCGCAACTTCCGTTACGTTCTCAAGTCCCTCTGCGCCACGAAGCCCCAACCCAAACTGACGGAGGGTAGAGGCAATGGTGCGTCCAGTCTTATCTAACTCGGTGCCAAAGACCGTGGCAAGCTTGGTACTTCTTCCCAGTACCGCGTTGATCTCATCGGCACGGAAGCCCAGCTTAGCCAGTTCGAGCTGAGCCTCTGAAGCCTCGCGAGCAAGGAAGACGGTCTCCCTACCCAGTCGCTTAGCCTCATCGGTAAGTGGCTTGAGGCTATTCTTCCCGACAATCTGACCAAGGATGGCATTGGCCCTGTCGAATTCAGCGGCTGTCTGCACAGCAGCGGCACCGACGATACCGAACGCCAGGCCGACGCCACGGTTAAGACTTTGACCAAACTTGTTTACGGTACCCGAGAAGCGGAGAAGGCGTGTCTCCGCCCGAGCAAGACCAGTGGTGAAACCGCGAATGTCTGCCGTGAGAAGCAGAGACATTCTGTACAGATTGTTGAGACCTCCAAGCATTAGAACTGTTTCAAGCTTTCAAGGAATTCCTGAGCCTCGGCAGCGTTGCTCACTCCTTCCGTATTATCCAAATCTGAGTACGGGTTGAAGTCGTTGGGACTAAACCTCTTCCCCTTACCCTGTTGTGCGATGTTCGCATGGAGCGCCATGAGTGAGGCCGTGTGGTCCCACATCATCTTGTTCCTACGGACAAAGCCGTTGTTGTACCATATCACTTCGCGAAGCGTCATGTCCCAGAACTGGTCCGGAAGCAGACCCATCACCATAGAGTCGCGATACAGTGTATCGAACCTTAGGGGCGCCTTCTCTTCAGACGCCCTTAGGCTTTTTTTGAGTCCTCGTCTTCGTCAGGTCCAAGCTGCTCCAAGACAACCTTGCTCATCTCCTCGAACTTGTCAGCGTCATCGAGCATCCAAGCACAGAAGGTTTCAAAGTTTGGGAGCTCTGACTTCTTGCCCGTGAGCAGAGCCTTGTTCTTGATGGCGTGGAATGTCATCGCACACACACCCGTCATAGGCTCCTTGTTCATGAAGTCAAAGAGTCCATCGAGGGCGATGTCCTCCTGCTTGCAAAGCATACGAAGGGAGTTCATGCTGATCTTTCCTTCGTACTTGTTACCGTTCAATTCGAGTTCAAACTCTCCGCGAAAATTGTTCATTGTGGTTGGTTTAAGAAATAAAGGGCGGAGACCCAGTGCCCCCGCCCATTAGGATTACGATACAGTGTACTTGTAGAGCTTACCGTGACCTGAGAGGCTCACTGAGTAAGTTGCAATCTCGTCAACACCACCAGTCATGGAGGCGCTTTCGAGGAGTGCTTGACCCACGTACTGGACAGAACCTGAAGCGGTGCCAGTAGCGAACTTCACGATGACGTACTTGCCGTCGCGAGCGAGGTCAGTCAAGGCCACAGCGGTGTCGCCAGTGTCCTGGAGCAAACCGTCAGCAGAGACGCTCCAGTCCTGAGCAGAGCTCACGATGTTCTTGGTAGAAGCGCCAGAGCCGTCGCGTGACACAACCTCTTCCAAAGAGTTGGAGAAGTCGAGCGTGCTGCTAGTAGCGGCAGCGGCCAAAGTGAAACTAGACTCGACGACAGCAGCAGAGCCGTCGGAGGTGCCAGCGCCCAAGAAGACATCAGCTGATGTCACGTAAAGGTCGATTGCTCCGTCTGATGTAGCGGTGTCGCCAGCTCCGATGCCGGTCACGACCTGTACGTCGAGTGGTGATGTAGAGCCCCCGTCAATGTAGTAAACGGCGAGGGCATTTGCATTGATAAGTGCCATGTTTTGTTATTTAATGAGAGAGTTAAGCAAAGATTGAAGACCGACTCGCAAGTTTTTCAGCACAATAGGCGTGTTCCTTGCAATGGCCCTCGCGATGAAGGGTTGAGCAGCGTGGTGCTTAGTGCCCAGTTCAGTGAAGTGAGCACGCCAGCCAGCAAGTCTGCTTTCGCTAACAGCTCCCACCCTGATGCCAAAGACCCCAGGAGGTACCTTCAGCAATTTCCGTGAACGGAAGGAGTTGCTAAGGACACCAGTATCGACAGGAGCGTTCTCGCTCATATCCTTACGTGCAGGCTCAGCAGCCTCCTTCATAACCTTGATGATAGCAGACTTCCTCTGTTCGAGGGTGCGGCCACGCTGGAGAGCACGCATCAGCTGACGCATCTCTACAGGGTCCAAGTGGATGGTGGACCTGGTGCCGCGACCTACTGTTGGACGCCTAGCCATCAGATTGTAGGATTGGTTCCCCCGTCAAAATCGCGGCGACGTGCGCGGATGCGCATGCCCTCACGACGACCAAAGGGGAGAATGGAATAAACATCGAAGTGTGCGCCGTTCCAGACGATACGCATGTCAAAGTCAACGCCCGAAACCCACCGTGTGATGAACTCAATCTTGAGCTCACCAGTGGTCTGACGATCGTCGCTGAACTCACTCGCACCAGCAGATGGAGTACCCAGAGATAGGATGCGACAACGCACGCCTGTCTTCCAGATATTGTAGACCTCAGTGACACCACCATAAGCGTCCACCGTGTTGGTGCGCTGGTAGATGTCAATCTTCTCTGTGAGTGAGCCTGCCTTCATCAGAAGTTTCTTACGCTTTGCATGAGGCGACGAACGCCTTCTTTGACCTCTGTCGTGATGCCGCCGATGTTTTCGGCTTCACGCATGTTGTAGTAGTGACCGATAAGCAAGAGTGCAGCCTGCTTGTACTGGCGTGGCAAAGAGTCAAGCTCAGTGCCCGCAGTAAAGTGCATCTTCCAAAAGTGCTTGTCATAGTCAGAGCCGTTGTCAACAACCTCCTTCACGTCCAGCCCCTTACGGATGTCGATGTTGATGGGATAGGTGTCGATGTCGATGAGATTGTCGAAATCAGTTCCATCGGAGACGATGATGTAACGGTACTGTGGATCACCAATGGACACGGCCTGCTGACCCACCCCATTGCGGGCTTGAGCCTCTATCCTGTAGATACCTGCATAGAGACGACCAATAACGTAGTTCTCAGTGCCGTTCTCATCTACGGAAAGTCCGCTAACGCTGAATCCCGTGTCCGAGTTCGTAACTCCAGCTTTGAACGTTCCGTCAGGCTGCTTCTGCTTAAGAGTGAATCCGACATCATCAATGTTCCCATCCCCCAAGTCGGTGTCGATGACATTGACTTTTACGGGTACGACAACGTTCTGATCGAAGTTAGAGCCTCCAACCTTGTAGATAAGACCGTTCTTCCAGTCGTCATCATCACCAAAGATGTAGTCTTCGGTGGTGTTTATTGCATCCCTAGTAATCAGCTCATAGCTGGTTGCGAATGGCTCAGTTTCGTCAGGGTCTTCAGCTCGGTAGTAGAGAGCCTTGACACTGATGGCGCTGTCAATGGGAGCCGTAAACAGCTTCTTGGACTCGTCCCTGTCGATGTACAGGGTAACGTCGTGTTCACCCAAGAGCCGCCCAGTAAGCTCTTGCATGTAGTCAATAGCAGCGCCCAAGTACAACTTCAGCAAATCGTCCTCTGAGTCGTCAATAGCACGCACATGGTCACGCATCAACGTCAAAGCATTCGCTTCGGTTGCGTGAAACAGAGTGGTGTCAGTGGTCGTTTTGCGAGTAGTTGTAATGCGCATGCTGTCGTGGGTGTAAAAAAGGGGCCAGGCCAATTCCCGGCCCCAGTTTCAGTTATGCCTTATTAGGCAGCAGTGAAGTCAAAGTCGCTCAATCCAACGAAGCCAGCTCCGTTCAAGACCTTCACGTCCTTGTACACGTTAGTGATGATGCGAATCACACCCTTCTCAGCGAAGGTGTATGGATCCACCATGATGTTCAAGCCACCCCAGTTGGCAACAGCCAAGTTGGAAGCGTCAGCGAGGTAGATGTTCTCAGCAGTGCAGCTAGAGTTCACAATCGCGTCGTAGCCCAACAAGTTGCGACGAGCGAGAGGAGAGTCAGCGATCATCATGCCTGAACCCACGTCCATGCTCACCTTACGAGCCACGCGGTATGCAGTAGCACCACACAAAGCGCGGATGTTTTCGAGGGGCACGTCAGCAGCAATCAAGTCAGCCTCCAAACCGAGGAGAGCGTCCAAAGCTTCGCCGTTGGTATCAGAAGCGTCAGCAGTGATAGTACCACCAGCAGAAGCGTCAGCAGCAGCGTCGATGGCAGCGATGACGTCAGCGTTGAACTTCTCGTCGATAGCCTTGCGGATGTCCTCAGCGATGAAGGCGCCCATGTCGTCAGCAGACTGAGCCATCAACTGCTCAGACACGGCAGTGTAAGCAGCGTAGCGCTGTGGAGACAAGGTGACTGAAGTGAAGTCTGGGTTGTCGAGAGTTCCTGCGACACCTTCAGCTGGCTTAGAAGCGTCAGCCTCAGCGTTCTGCACTTGGAACACGATGTTTCCAGACACACCAGCGACAGAGCGAGCACCCATCTGGGTAGCGATGTCGTTGGGGCGGAAAGCAGCGACGAAACCGTTGTCCTGTGTACCGATGGTACCACCGAACTGGTGCAAGTTGTTGTCAGAAGTGCTGCCCACACCGAGTGGATCGTCAGTGGCACGGAGCATCATGCTAGGCACGGAGAATCCGCCGTTGTTCACGTTCACCTTAGCTTCTGCATACTCATTGCGAGCCTCTTGGCTCATTTCAGCCTCCAAGCCGGTCAACTGACCAGATGCAGCTTCTTGGATAGCCTTTCCGAAGGAGTAGCGCTTCTTGAGCTTTCCCTCAGTGTCGCCCATGCCTTGAATGATGGCCGGGGCTGGGTTTTTCTCTTTCATGTTGTTTGAATTTGAGATATTAGAATTACGAGCCTCCGGCTCAGGGTTTTCGTTTGTGGCACATTCGCCTTCGCATCCGCAGTCGCCACAGCTGTGGGACTCAGAGCGCTCTTCTTCCTCCTCTTCCTCTTCTTCTTCAGAGTAGTGTCCAGGACGCTCTTCGACCTCTTCTTCGGTCTCCATGTCCTTTTCCTCTTCCTCTTCTTCTTCTACGGGCATCTGCTCGCGAACCTCTTCGACCACTTCCTCTACGGCCTCCTCATGGTTCTCAAGCTCTTCCCGAACTTCTTCGTTTTCGATTTCCAAAACTTCTTCGTTTGCGAGAGCCAGCTCCATAGAGCGCAAGCCCACCTCGGTGGTTGGATAGGCTCCCTGGGTTGTGGGTGAAACGTCGAACAAGAGTCCGACCTTGTTAATAGTTCGCAAGTTCATCCCATCGTCGCGTCGCTCCCAGTTGTCATCCTCGACAGTGAAGCCGAAGCTGCTGGTGCTAACGTTGCCCATGCGGATATTCTCTGCGAGGTCTTTCGCGTAGCTCTGGTTGCCCAGCTCGAAGCTGTACCGCAAACCCCGCTCGTCCACAGTGAGCTCCAAGCCGTGACCCACACGGGCCAGTGGCTGGTTCATGTCGTGGTTGAACAAGGCAACGGTATTGCTCATGTTGGCGCCATCAAAGGCTCCCTTAGCTACACGCTCAGCGAATGCGCCACCGATAACAGTCTCGTCCTCGAAGACAGCCGCATAACCGCTAACGGTAATTGGCTTACCCTCCTCGGAACGAACCTCGAAACCAGCATCGACAAATCGCTTCTCTACGTTTTTTGCCATTGCGTTTATTTTGAGCTTAGGGGATGACCGCTAGGGAACAAGTCCGTATCGTGTTTGCCACTCCGAAAGCGTTCGTTCTTCAGGGCGTACAGGAACGAGTTCACCCGAGCATACGCCCATTGCTCAGGTGACTTGACGTTGGGACGAACACTAGATGGGTTCGTCTTGTACGCACCTACTCCGCGCTTGAATACGGCAGTAAGGGTGCGCAAATTCGTTTTCTTGTGAGAAGCCTCCACGCTCTCGTTGTGGTCATCAACCTTCTTCTGCAAGCCCTTCTTAACGCTGCCGCTAATCTCTGCTCGGTCCTCAGCCTTGTTGATGATGCCGCTGCACCAGCTACGCATAGTGGTGCCACCCCAGGCTGCGTACATGACGCTACCGCAAATCTCCTTGCCGTCATCGTCGAAGAACTTACCTTGGTTGTAAGTCTCTGCACGCGACAAGAAGGAGAAGGTTCGCTTGATGGTCTTCAGAGAGAGCTTCTCACCAGATGAGATCTGGTTGGCTCGCTCCCAACCCACAGGGGTTCCGCACTTGCTTCCGTTCTTTTCCTTATGCTTGAGAGCACGACGCGCAGCAGCCTTGGCGCTGTCAGGGTATCCTCCGTAAGTATCAGCCATCGGAGTCCTTGTTTGTTATGCTGTCAGCGTAGTCTTGCATGCGGTCAAGAGGAATGGTGTTAAGTTGGACGTGGTGAGAATCGCCGCCATCAACCGGGCCAAGTCCCTCTTTTGCTCTGATTTCATTGATTGACATGATTCCATCCTGCACCATATTGTGATAAAACTGTGAACGTGACTGGCTGTCGGCACGGAGCAGGGTGTCAACATTGAATGAGCAGTGCAACTCCATATCGTCGCCCAACAGCTTGCGCTCCACCTCTTGCTCGATACGACGTACCCAAGGAAGGATGGTGCTCTGCTGGAACTGGAGTACCTGCTGCTCGTAGTTGCTGTATGCTGTGTTGCCCTCCAAGCCAATCATGGCTGGTGGAACAGAGTAGATACGAGCAATCTCCTCAGTAGTGTACTGCTTGACCTGCAAGAACTGAAGCTGGTCCAGTGACACTGAAAGAGGCTGGTATTGGAATCCTCCGCCCAAAATGGCAATCTTATGCGCGTTGTGCTTGCCCATGTACTCCCGCTCCCACATCTCCTGCGCTTGCCGAATTTGCTCTGCGCTCATGTGCTCCTTGGTAGAGAGGATTCCGCCCATCATGCCCCCGTTATCAAAGAACTGAGCGCCGAAGTCTTGCACCGATTTTGCGGTGCGGAAGTTCTGGAGCTGCTGATGGGTTGGATTGAGACCACGGAATGCGTTGATCTCAAGAATGTCACGGGCGGGTACTGGTCCTGGAGCGCCGTCGTAGGCGTAGTACTTCTCCCCCGTGTGTGGGTCGATGGTGTGGCTGACACGAACAGATGGGATGTAGAACATCTCCATGCTCTTTCTGTCAATGAATGCGTACCCCGTGCCGTGCAAACACGCATCAGAGACAATCATCTGCCAGAATTCGTAAGCGTTGATGTGAGCGTTGGGCTCACGGCTGATAAGCTTGTGGACGGGGTGAGCATCAATGGTCTCACGAGAGCCGTCACGTCCTACGCGGACGATGGAAGCTTCAAGGCTGGCGATGGTATCAGCAATCTTGGAGACGCAGGCATAGACAGCAGCAATCTCCAAAGCATCAGACCCATAAGCATAACCCTCACCGTACATGCGAACATAGTTGGTTCGCAAGGAGCTAGTACTACTAACAAAGATTGAGCGATCTTCGCTTCCCCTGAAGGAATTGGCGATACGCTGAAAAATGTTTGGCTTAGACTCCACGGCGAGGATTTGGACAAACGTACAACCTTGCCTGTGAGATATTTACTATTTCACGCCTCCCACCACGGCCATGAAGAACTCGAAGTCCGTCTCCTGGTCCTCTTCAAAGGTGAGAGCCTCGCCAATAGCCATCACAGCAGCAACCACGCCGTCAATCTTATCGCCGCTTTTACTTTTGTCCGGCTTGATGTTTCCGCTGGCATCGAAGCGCAGGTTCACGTTGCTCATCATCCAACGCAATACCTCGTCGCCACCGTGGGCCAGCTTGCCCTCAAGGGCCGCTTTCTCAAACTCCTTAGACGGGAAGGACATGGACGCAAAGCCCTGACCGAACGGGTCGCAGGGTACGTTATCACCCTCCAGGTCGCGGATCAGGTTCAGTGAGTTCCAGCGGTCGTATGCAACACCCTTGATGCAATACTTCTCCATGAGATTGTCAGGGTCGTATGCAACCTTTCCGTCCACCAGGTAGTTACCACTAATAAGACGTCGGATGACACCGTAGTCCGTGACGTTACCCGGAGTGACGTGGACATTATCGTACTCCTTGAACTTTAGGTACACGCTGTTCTCGTCGCGGTCCAGCCTCTTGTCGATGGCACGCTCAGGTAAGAAGTAGTGCGTCTCCACACCCCACCCCTCAGGTCCGCCCGTACAGATAGCGAGAGCAGTAATATCGTCCGTGGCCGCAAGGTCTAGACCCAGGTAGGCGATAGGCTTCTCCGTCTTCGGATCCATAACCTTGAACTCGCTAGGCTTACGCAGGTTGCCCTCAGCCATCCAGTCGTCGTCGGGAACCCACACGCTGGCGCTACCCACGAAGATGTTCAGGTGCTTCACCATGAACTCGGTCACGCTGCGACTGCCGTATAGCTTGGCGTTCTTGTACTGAGACTCAAGGTGCTCACTGCTCACGCTGACGTCAATGTTAGGGTTGGCCTTCACCCAGACATCACGGTCGTCCCAGGCGTCACCCTCGTCTATCTCATAAGGCAGGATGAGCAAGCGGTCGTTCTCCTTGATGCCCTCAAGGATGCTCTTGCCCGCAGACATGAACTGGGCGCACGGCCCATTCGGTACAAAGCCCGCAGTGGTAATCGCCAACATTAGAGGTGACTTACGGCTACCCATAGAGGAGGCCAGCACTCGATAGAGGTCCGCGTTCTTCATAGCATGGAACTCGTCCACACATGCTAGGTTCAAGTTGAGACCGTCAAGGGTGTTGGCGTCAGATGACAGCGGCTTGATGACTCCGTTTCTTGGGCACTTGATTTCAGTCCTGTGGACTTGGAATCTTTTGCCTAGTGCAGGACTGCCTTTGACACAGCGTTGTATTTCGTCAAAAACCTCGCGGGCCTGGTCGCGTTTGGTAGCTGCTGTAACGAGCTGCGGAGCGCCGTCCCCGTCCAGGGTTGCCATAGCGATGGCGATGGCTGCGGCCAGCTGGGACTTACCGTTCTTACGCGCGACGAAGAGGTGGGCCGTGTTGAATCGTCTCCGCTTGGGATCATCCTTGGCTACCCATCCGAATATCTGCCCGACAAAGAACAACTGCCAGGGCTCCAGCACCATGAGCTTACCCGCGAGCTCCCCACGGGTGTGCCTACATACGCGCTCTATGAAGTTGACGTACCGAGCGCCCTCTGTTACATTGAACTCCCACTCCCAGTCGTCGCGTGACAAATCTGTGACAAAGCGTTCGCACGCAAGCTGAATGTACCTGCCAGTCACCACGGAGCCGTCCCCTACGCCATCGACGTAAGAGAACATGCGGTTCAGACAACTGACATCAACATTCATTAAGTGAGCTCATCGATTTCGTCCCCCTCGGTGCTCTTGTCCTTGGCGCTATCGGCATTGGCGGCAGCACCCAAGATGCGCGAGCGGTCCATTGGGCTAAGGCCGAGCTTGGCGCTCAGCTTCAGCACCTGGTCCTGCGTCTTGCTCAGTGCGGTGAACGTGCCGCTGACGTTGCTCGTTCCGTTCGGGTAAATCTGGATGACATCCTCGTGACCATGCACCTGTCGTGCCACCGCGATGTAGAGGGCAAGGCTCTTGGCCAGCATGGTGATGGTGATGACGTCCACTGTTTCAATGAGGCCACGATCGGTGAGGTAGTCAACGACGATGGTGAACATGCGCTCCCCGTCTTCGTCAAGCTTGAAGATGGGCACCAGGTCGCTGCTGTGTTGCAACTGGGACTTGATGCTGTCAAGAGATGGGTCGTCGTTCATCTCCTGAACCGCCATCTTCATTTTGTCGAAAGCCTCCGATGGATTCATTACGTCAGGTTGGTGCGGAAGACAACGCTGATGGTGGCGCGGTGTACGTCGTCCACATCGACGAAGTAATCCTCGTCAAGGATGCGGATGTCAAAGGTGTCGCTGGTTGTGGCCTTGATCGCGGCGTGCAAAGCATCGTGGATGTCCAGCGCCTTGCTCACGGTGTCCGCGTAGGCGATGTAGTCAATGCGGTAGGCCGCACTCTCATCCTCCTGCGTGGTGGTCGATTCATAATCGGCTCCACCCACGTTGAGCACGATGTAGGGTTTGTTCTTGCCCTGTATGGCTCGCGCGAATGTGATGCGCTGCAAGTAGTCGGAGCCCAGTGCTGTCTGCACGGCGGCGGCGTCTTGCGGGATGTCAATGGCGACAGGGATGACGGTCTTGAGACTCATTCTCTGCTGTTTTTGGAGATGAACTTGCGGCGGAGAAACTCCTGCCACTCTTCTTTGGTTTCGTAATAGACGCCCTTCGCTTCGTAGCTCGCACGACGGCTGTTGCATGAACGACAGCTGCCCACGATGTTCTCTTGGTCGAAGAACTCTGCATGTGTGTTGAGGTAGCGCGATGGAATGATGTGATCCGCGTCGGTGGCCTCCGTGACCATGCCACAGTAGAGACACCACTGGCAGATAGGGTCGCGTTCCAATACGGCGCGACGGGTGGCTTCCCACTCCGCGCTCTTGTAGAGCTTGTTCCCGACACTGGCCTCGCTGCCCTTGTAAGCAGTCTGCAATGTGCCGTCGTCCAGGCTCCTAACGTTGCGTCCCTTCTTCTTTGCCATCCAAGGTTTTGGCCTTGCCTTGCGCTTGAGATTCATGATTGCAAGTTACTGGCCTCCATGTGAGCAATGTGACATAGAGCATGTGAGGAGCCCAAAAGTTTTTCTGAAACCCACACGAAAACTTTTTCTCTCATTCTTCCTCACTTTCTCACACAAATCATCTGTACCCCCCGTCATTACTACAAAGTTCAATGTGAGATAGATGTGGGATAGCTGCATGAGAGGCCCAAATCGTGTGAGATAACCCCCCCTTCCAAAATCTCTTGAGAGAGTACGCGTG